AATCAATCATATCTTCATTAAAATCCATATAAACGGCACCAATAAACGCTTCAAAGATATCTTCCATAATTTTAAAATTGGTTCGCCCTTGAGATTCTTCAATTTGTTTGGAAATAATGGCATAGGGAGGAAATCCAATTTTACTCGCCAAATAACCCAACATACGACCATTTACAATTTTAGTTCGTAGTTTTGATAGAAATCCTTCGGGTTGGTCTGGGTAACGTTCGTACAAATAACGGGCCACAATCATTCCCAAGATGGCATCGCCAAGAAATTCCAATCGTTCATAAGACATTTCTTGAAGAGGCAAACATCCCTCTGGACAACGTTCATTGCCACTTTCAAAATCATCGTTTTTCATGGTACAATAAGAACGATGCACAAAGGCATTACGATACAAATTCAGTTGGCGAGGTTCCATATGTTCTAGTCCATTTTCTTTAAACAATTGACGCAAATCGTCCAATTGAAGCAATTTATTTTTAGAATTGTAAGGCAATTCTGTGGTTGGAAGTTCTTGTGTTTTGTTGTGTAGATTGATAAGACGACTCATGATGTTAATACAACTGATTCGTCAAAAGAAATGAAGAATTTTGAATACTTATACAATTATTTTTTTATATTCTTTTCATTTTTTTACCTCCGTCATTAAAGCATCAGCCTTACGAGGACCTTCATACGTATACGATTGACCTTCTTTGGTAATCATGACGGTTGGGAAACCTTCAATGCCCGCTTGGCGAACTTTTTCGGTATCCTTGCGAGCATCGTATTTATGGGTTGTAATACCATTCGCTTTCGCTTCTGTTTCAAACTTTTCCCATTCAGGATTAAAACGAATGCAATGAGGGCATCCTTCCATGGCATAATATTCAACCACTGCACCTTTATTGGAAAATAAAGACACTTCAGGAATCATGGCTGAGAAAAAATTCTTTTTCCCCATGGCCAATATCATACCATACAAAGACAAGCAAATGATGAAAATGACTAACAATGCGGTTTTCGAACGACCCCACAATAAAATAGGTTTTAAAACACCGGCCATCTTTCTATACATAGAATCATATTAATTCTATTAACTCATATACCATAAGAGATGAAAGGTATCCATTTGGTTGTCCCAAAACCCTTGTTGATGACCTTTTTGTAGTTTCAACATGATGGAATCAATACGATGACTGGGAATATCATTGCTAATTACTAAATTAACATTCGATGGCATAATATAATCGTAAAATAAATCCTTCGGCATATGATGCAGAATCGAAACGGTTGTAATCAACAGTTGATTTGGTAGCTCTAAAAAGTCTTTTAGAATTCTGTAAGCAGATGGATGTTTGTCCATATCTTCCATATCACTTTCCAAAAGACAATTGGCTGGAAATTGCATATCTCGTAATTTATGATACAATTCTGTTGTATCTGCGTCACTTAAACAAAGTACAATCGATTTTCGAACCATGATATTTTCATACATGGATTGAATGGCACTTTCAATGGAATCCTCTTCACAAATGTGATTTTTATAGAATGCCGGGCCACTCATCGTTAATAGAATGCACTTAAAAATAGTCGCACACTACAAGTATAAGCTCCTCGAGTTTTTAAATAATCTAATGGAGTTGATTTCAATTCCGGTCGAATTATTTAAAGAAAAACGCGAACTTCTTGCATCGGTTGAAATTCCTACCATTATCCAGCGGGCCATTGACCAATTGAAAGAAAAATATCCCATGCTAACTCATACTTCCAATACACACACTGGCCGTCATTTTCAAAATGATTCTAGGGGCAATTTCTCCAATCATAAATATACGAAACACAATCATCAATCTCATGCGCGACGCGCTGAACGACCTCGTATTGGCACACGTGAATTAAGCCGTGAAGATATGTCCCGTAAAGATTTTGTGGCCAATATGAATAAACTCTCTCGTCAAAATTATGACTCTATACTTCGATTGATTCGAACAACTTATAATTCTAATTTTTTAAGCAATTACATGGATATTATCTGGGATTTAATGATTCGCCAAAATGATTATCAGGATTTGCATATTCAAGTCATTGAACATTTACTCCAACTAACCCCATTGGAAAAAAAACAAATGGTTCAAAGTTATTGGAATGATAAGTGTGAAGAGTTTTTTGAACAAAAGAAATGGACCCCAGAAGGAGAGATTTTAACAGCACTCCAATCCACTCACTCGGAAGAATACGACGAATTTTGTGATTATATTAAATGGAAAAAACGGATTGGTGCTAGTTTTCAAGCATGGATACGAATGATGATAGCAGGTTTAATTGTTGCAAGATATGAGCTTTGTTTCCAATACTTGATGGAAGATATTGAAGAAGCATTGATAAAAAATCAACGCAAATATTTAGATTGTTTATTAGAATGGTTTCTTTTAATTCAAAAAGTATTACCCAATCAAAATGAATTGTTTTCAACATTTTATCGTTCTTTGCCTTTGATGGAATCTTTAGATAAATGGAGTGCACTAATTAAAGAAAATCAATTGTCCTCTGCGTTTCGTTTTAAATTGATGGACATTAAAGAATCTTATGAATTGTTTTGCAAAAATTGACAAAAAGCATTTAGAATCCGTTTCTTATGGTAAATTAGGATGGATTATAAACCATTGTTGATTGAAAATTTAGCAGTGTTGGAAAAATTTGAACGTCAAGCAAAGAATGTTTTTAAAGCACGAGCGTATGGGAAGGTATTGCGTGAAATAAAAGCCATTGATGGACCCATTCATACAGAAGAACAAGTGATGTCTTTGCCAGGCGTGGGAAAAAGCCTTCACGAAAAAATTAAGGAAATCTTTGAAACAGGACGTTTGCAACGTGTGAAAGATATTGAAGATAGCCCAGGGTTTAATGTGGCAGAACAATTTTTAAAAATTTATGGGGTGGGTCCTGTAAAAGCCGACGAATTGGCTCGCAAACATCGCATGCGTAGTATTGAAGAATTGCGTCAGCACCCAGAACTGTTGAATGAAAAACAATTGATTGGATTAAAATATTATGAAGACATCAATGAACGTATTCCTCGTAAGGAAATGTTGCTTCATCAAAAACAATTAATGCGCCGTTTAAAGGAGGTCGATGAACGTTTTGAAGGAGAAATTGTAGGAAGTTTTCGGAGAGGCGCCGTCGATAGTGGGGATATTGACATATTGGTTAAAATGCCCAGTTCAGTACCATCGCCCGAAACACTGGAAGCCTTTCAACGGTTCATTCACTATTTGCAAGGAACCGAATATGTCACCGATATCCTTGCAACGGGTCCCAAAAAATTTATGGGTATTTCTAAATTGTCTAAAAAACATAAAGCCCGTCGTTTGGATGTTCTATTGACGCCTGAAGAAGAATATCCTTATGCGGTCTTCTATTTTACCGGGTCCGATAAGTTTAACGTCGCCATGCGTAAAAAAGCACTTGAAAAAGGATATACCATGAATGAACATGGAATGAAACCCGTATCAAGGGAAACGCCTGTTCCAAAAATGTCTTCTGAAAAAGACATCATGGCATTTTTAGGATACAAATACATTCCTCCCAAACAACGCCAAGGTGAAGATACATTGCAAAAATACGCTTTGAAATAAATAAATTCTCTAATGAAATATATAGAAACACTTTAAAATGTCCCCAGCTTATTTATTCCAAGTGGTATGGAACCTAGTGCTCATTGCTCTATTTCTAATGACTTATGCTTACATTGATAAGCTTGAAAAGGTTGGATGTGCCTGCTCGGAACACCGTTACCGTAAATTTGTGAAGAATTTCCCTCTCGTGGCCGTGGTTTACATTGTTCTCTTCTTGTTCTTGTCTCCTGCCATGATTTTCGATGCCTTTGGCTCTGTCGGTAAATTCGTCATGGATGCTTTGGTCTTCCTATTCGGAATTACTGCCATTGTTTTCTTCGTTCTTGCTTTCCTATACACCCGTTACCTCATGACGGAAAAATGCAAATGCTCTGAAGACATGCGTCGCGATGTTCTATATGTATGGTCTCTTCTAGAAATTGTGCTCATTGTTGCTTTGGTGGTTCTAATGTTGTTGACCACCACCATTATGGGCAACATGGGTGCCAATGTATCCAGTGCTCTTGGCAAGACCAGCGAAATTGGTCATGGTGCTTTGCACAAACCCCTCCACCACGCTTCTAAAATCTCCAAAAGCCTACGTCGTTTTAAGTAAAAAATGACAGTTTGTAGATAAAAGGGTATTATTTAGATAACAACATGAGTCTTACAAAAGAAACTCAGGCGAGTATTCTTGGTTATGTCGGTGGTTCTTTATTGGCCATTCAAATGATTCCTCAATTGATTAAGGTATGGCGTTCTTTATCGACAAAAGATTTGTCCTTTGCAACTTTATTTCTTAATATTCTAGGCGGTAGTATGGTCACTGCTTACGGTATTTTAATTTCACAACCACCCGTATATGCAACGGTATTATGTTCTCTCAGTTGCAATACGTGTTTATTGATAAGTAAAAGTATTCTGGAATATACCGAATACGGTAAAAAGAAAATACAAAATGCTTCGATTTCAATTACAGTTTAATACATTTCATTTTTATAAATCCAAGGTTCTTTTAGTACTTGTACGACGTCCTCCACGTTTGGGTTTATCCGCACCCATTAGTCCTACCATATCCGCGGTATCTTCAATGATAGAGGTAATTTCTTCATCGCTCAATGATAAGGTTTCCATTTGAGGCGAGGTAGAGGGAGGACGAGAACGTACTTCCCGATGAACGTCTTGGATAACGGTTTCAATATTTTCACGTGTGGGTCCACCTCTGTTTAAAGAGGTTGGAGGTGCAGGTTGAGCCATGGTATTTTGATTCATAGCCCCAAATAGATTTCCAATCATTCCAAACATACCTCCCATACCACCATTGGAGGGTTGAGGCGGAGGAGGTGGAGAAGGCATGGAGGGCGAAGGCATTTGTTGTCCAATCATGGATGCTTGTTGAACTTGTCCCATTTGTCGTAAGGCTTCTGCTTGGAATTGTTTCATGAGTTCAGGATTTGAACGCAATACTTGTTCCACACCAGGCAAGGGTTGTTGTTTAAACATACTATTGGTCAAGTGAAACATAAATGCACTACCGGAAATACTGAGCAATAGACGTAATTCGGGTGCCATTTTCTTGCCAGTGGCCTTGTATTTTTCATGCAATTCCTCAAAAATATCATCGTAATCCATAACATTTTCATGAACTTGTTCGGACCAACCATCGAGTTTTAGATCGAAGGGGTCAAAACGGGTATTTAGAAACTCAATTCCGGTCACAAATGCCATCAACATTTTACGTTGGAAACGAATACTGGCATCCACTTCTTTTTCACGTAAAATACGATTGTATTCCACGCGCATTTCTTCCAAATCCGATTGAAGACTGAATTTGCGTGGCAAACTATAACCTCTGGATTCCAAACGGTCCATTTGATACAGAATTTCTTTCTTTTCATTCAACTCTTGTTCGGCTCTTGCTTTTTCAGCCGACATGCGACTGGCCAAATAATCTTGTTGGGGGTCCAGCGATGGCATGACACTGGAAGGTTGACCACTTGGCCGACCCGATGGCATCCCAAAGAAACCCGTATTGGTGGGTTGAACCAAGGGCGTTCCACTGCGACTATCACTGCCACTACCATATTCGGAACCCGAATCCGACCCAGAATCAGATCCCGAATCGGACCCCGAATCGGAACCTGACCCACTAGAAGCCAACGAAATGACATCACTGCTCACTTTCTTTTTATTAATCAACATATCCGTTCCAAGACTGGGCATGCCTCCTCCCATACCCATGGAAGAGCGTGGAATTTGAAAATTCGGTCTCGAAAAATCTCCAGTTTTAAATTCCATGACACTATCTTCGTCATCGCTATGAATACTAATACTGGGTCCGTTCATTTGTATCTACCTATATTTCATTGGGGACGTATCTTTTTAACTGCTTTTTACGCAGTGTAATTCTGTTTTGTATTTTTTATGATACCAAGAAATCGCTTGAAGCATGGCATCACACAAATCATCCTTCTTTTTATGGGTTGACATTTTATGTTTTAGGGATTCGTCATTTCTTACATAATAATGACATATGGCGATGGACATGACTTTATTACGTTTATATCCCTTCTCTAAAGAGCATTCTGGTATGTTTTTTTCTGCTTCAGGATGCAGTTTTAATTTACCGCTTGCATTGACCAACAATGGTTCTACCGAATTCGAAGACACATAGGACTTGTACATAAAATAACTATAAAGAATCATTTGAATGGATTTCATATGACCGTTTAATCGCGAGGGTTGGTTTTCAATTAATACGTAATTCAATTGAGTCCCATAGTTCTCCCATAGGTGGTCCAAACGTTGAAACAAGCGTTTGGAAAGGGTGGTCAATGAAATCTGTTTGGCTTTTTCCCCTTCTTCTGCCAGACAAATAATATCCCATTTCAACACGGTTCCTTCTTTGGATGGGTCAACTTTGGTGTGAATGGGTACACGTATAATTGCATATCCTAAATTAACAATCCCAACATCAAAACTTAAGAGTGTTAAGTGCGTGTCCCTCCCTGATGTGTCAGGGTCGCATGAGAAGTTACCATCATGGATAGTTTCCTCATGCGTTTCCATATGGCGTTTTGAAGTTGCTGAAGTATACTTCTGGTATAGACTTTTAAGTTATTTTTCTGAATGAGTTTTTTTAAATAAATCCAGAAAATGTCATGTTGATAACGACGATTGTGTTCAACGACCATTTTGCATTTTTGAGCATACCATTCATATTGTTTGGCCATATGGGTCATCGGGTCTTTTTTTACGACTTGTTTGGCACCTCCTTCCCCATGCGTTGGAATATGATACGACATTGAGTGTGGACATACAAGACCTTCATTGATTAAATGCAATACTTGTTGTTGTACCACTGGATGTTGAAACGCGTGGGCAGGAAAGCCATCCAGTAAATCTTCAAATACCATATAATGATAATCCGGGCAAAGCATCAATCGATCTTGACGGTCTGTATAAACCGCATTGTTATCAATAATAATCGTACGTTCGTTCAATATCTTTTCCTTATCCGATTTGGAATAATTGGAGCCATGACGTGTATTGAGTGTGCGAACAATTCTTGGCCATATATTTTGCAATTTTTTACGATAATTTCCAGTACTGTCCACGGTACAATCTTCACGTGTAAAAATGGGTCGTTGAAATTGCAAACCATGTGATTTTTCAACCCATGGAATTTCCTGCATGGCCCATTGACGCTCGCTTGCAGTATAAATAAAAAAAGCACAATGAGGGTACATTTCTTTCATGGCTTTAATAAATGCAGAAAATCCTGGACGTATTAATCCTTGTCCTGGCAAAAACGCATCTGGTATATTTTTTTGTATAACTTTGTATCCATAACGTCCCATGGTTTTAATCATTGAATATCTGGCCGATTGGAAATCTACTTTTCCCGCAATCGTACCATCCCAGTCAAGGATAAACACGTAGGGTAAATGTGCATCACTCATACGAATCCTTCTTAACCATCTCATAGAAAACAAATCATCCAGACAAACAGTGTATTTCTATAAACGCCTAAAAAATGATTCAAACAGTGGTGTTTATTAAATTCAAAGTTGTATCCATATGTCAACACCGGTCTATTATGCCTTGTCCTTTAAAAATAGTGATGGAACAACCGAACAAGGGGTTTATCGTTACTGGAACCAATGTCAATATTTAATGAATGGGAAAAGCAATATTCATGTTAAGAAATTTAAAACCCAAGAATTGGCAGAGCAATTTTTAAATGGACTTGAACTGAATGCACCTCATTCGATTCGAACAACGTCAAAAGAAACCTTTCAATCTTCCAATGGATTGACCGAAGAGCAACAGTCTATCCTGCAGTATTTAATGGACCATCCAACAAAGAGTTGCTTTATCACTGGCCCTGCTGGAACTGGTAAATCCTTTGTGGTAAAAGAAATTATTCGATGGATGCGCTATGAAGGTATATCCTATGGTATTACAGGCTCAACGGGTGCTTCTGCAGTACTAATAGGTGGTAAAACATTGCATTCGTTTCTAGGACTTGGGTTGGGTCGAAAATCGGTATCCGAATACGTCAAATACATGAAACCGATTCAAAAAAGACGCTTACAAAAACTCGATACATTGCTCATTGATGAAATTTCAATGATATCCGATACTCTTTTGGATAAAATCAATGAATTGCTTAAAGTAATTCGCAATTCGGAATTGCCATTTGGTGGAATTCGTTTGATTTTTATTGGAGATGCATGTCAATTGCCTCCAGTGGAAGGCACTTACTTTTTTAAATCCAATGTTTGGATGGAAGCCAATCCCCAGATATTTTCCCTAACACGACTTCTACGTCAAGACAAGGATATCCCTTTTCAAGAAATGCTCATGCGCCTTCGATGGGGAAAATGCAATGAACACGATTATCAAGCACTAAAAGCCTGTAAACAACGAAAATGGCCTTCTTCCATGATTGTTCAACCCACTCGGTTATATGCAACCAATATGGATGTGGATGCTGAAAACGATAAGGCATTTGCAGATTTAATGGAGCAAAGCGAAGAAGGACTGCATCTGCAATCGTATCCCATTCAATATCTCGGCGTGACAAAACCTACGCAACTCGAGTCCTTAAAACGATGGGCATCCTCATGTCGTATTCCAGAATCCATTACATTATGCAAAGGAGTTCAAGTTATGGTAACCTGGAATATTCAAGTGGAAGCAGGGATTGTGAATGGAACCCGTGGTGTTGTTAAGGAAGTCTATGAAGACCATGTCGATATTCAATGTATGAATGGCGATGTTCTACCAATTTCATATGTATCGGTTCAATATGAAGACGATGAAACAAGTAGTATGTCCCACCAGACTCCTTTGGCAATTCAATACATGCCT